CATAGAGTTAAACCCGTAACCCAAGGAGTAAGATATTCACTTGTCGTATGGCATTTAGGATATCCATTTAAATAATGTTTATAAACGAATATTTTAAAACACCAGTGTGGACAGAAGAAAAACCAGAGTTTGTTAAATCTTTAAACAAAGCGAGTGATAAATATATCCAGGTAGCAAAAAAAGCGCCTGATTCTAAAAAATATCTAAAACAATTTGGTGATTTTGGTAGGTCCTGGCATTCAACACCATTGACAGTTGATAATGATTTTATAGATTTAAGAAACTATATAGGTCAAAAGTCTTGGGAATTTTTAGATCATCATGGCTACGATATGAAACAATATCAAACGATGTTTTCTGAAATGTGGGTACAAGAATTTTCTAAAAAAGGAGGAGGTCATCATTCAGCACACATTCATTGGAATCAACATGTATCAGGATTTTATTTTTTAAAGTGTAGTGACAAGACTTCTTATCCTATTTTCCATGAACCCAGAACCGGAGCAAGAGCTACCAAATTAAAAATGAAACCCGAATTAAAAGGTGTCTTTCATGGCACAGAGTTAGTTCATTTTAGACCCAAGCCTGGAACTTTAATTATTTTTCCAGGATATATGGAACATGAATACGCAGTCGATCATGGCAAAGCACCCTTTAGATTTATCCATTGGAACATTACAGCTATTCCTAAAGAGATGGCTAAAGGTGTTTAAGCATTCTTTTATCTATACTATTACGGAAGAGTTTGTACCGATTGGGGAACAAACCAAAAAGGAAATAAAAAAAATAAAATTAGATAAGTACCCTATGAATTATAATAATTTTTCTAATCCTGAAGAAAAAGAAAGATTAAAAGATTTAATATTATCTCAATTAAATACAGTTTTTAAAAAATATAACTTAAAGTTAATTGAGTGTTGGGTACAAAAATATATGAAAAATCATTACCATGATTTACATACTCATAGAGGTCATGCCCAAGAAAAATCTTTTGTATGGTTTATCGAAGGAGATAAATCTTCATCCCCCATTTGTTTTTATGACGTAGGCTATCCCACAATTAACACTAAACAAATCATTGAAATAAAATTTAAACCAGGAACACTATTAGTGTTTCCAGGTTATCTTCCTCATGCTGTCCCGTTGAATAAAAGTAATAACCGATTAATAGTGAGTGGAAATGTCCTTTAAAAAAAATAAATATTGTATTATACGGCAAGCTATCTCAAAAGATTTAGCGACCTTTGTCGCCAACTATTTTGCTATGAAAAAACAGGTTTATGATACCTGTCGACAACGCCGATTTATTTCTCCCTATGAACAATTATTAGGTGAATATGAAGGAGCAACGGGTCAGATCCCCCATACCTATTCTACTTATTCAGATATCGTGATGGAAACTTTAATGTTGAAGTGTCAACCTATTATGGAAAAGATGACAGAATTAAAATTGAATCCTGCTTATACTTTTGCCAGAATTTATAAAAAAGGGGATGTTCTTAAAAGACATAAAGATCGATTTAGTTGTGAGATATCTACGACAATGAACCTCGGAGGAGATCCATGGCCAATCTATTTAAGTCCAAATGAAAATGTAGGTATACCTGATGGTAAAAATATTACTGTTCAAAGTAAAGCCAAGGGTATTAAAGTAGACCTTAAACCAGGAGATATGCTGGTTTATTGTGGGTGTGAACTGGAGCATTGGAGAAATAAATTTAAGCATAAAGAATGTATTCAAGTCTTTTTACATTATAATAATCGCAAGACACCAGGAGCCAAAGAGAATATGTTCGACAGGCGTCCTCATTTAGGACTTCCTTCTTGGTTTAAAAAATAGCCTTTCCTCTTTCAATCCTCTATGCTATATAGCAAATAGGATAAAATTATGTTATTTGGGGATTCAACATGGGCCGGAGCCGCATGGGCTTCGCAGGCTCTAGAAGTTACTTACACAAGTGTTACAGTTAACGTTACTAACGTACCCATTACGCTTGGGGTTAATGATGTATCTGTTGAAATAAGTGTACTTCCTGCGGTTACTAATGTTCCTGTTACTCTTACTGTTAATGACGTAACTGTCGTTGTACAAGTAGATGTAGATGTTACAGGAGTAAGCTTGAATGTCTTTCCAAATGATGTTAGTGTGGAGGGGGATGCGAATGTTAGTGTCTCACAAGTGCCGGTAACGTTAACGGTCAATCATGGCGCCGCTTATGGGTGGACAGAAGTCGACTCTTCAAATACAACAGATTGGATTAAAGTACAATAATGGCATCGTCATATACAACAAATTTAGGAATTGAATCAATAACAACCGGAGAGCAATCAGGCTCCTGGGGTACAACCAGTAATTATAACTGGGATATTATAGATAGAATTAGAGGCTACAAATCTATAGCCATTACAGGAACCACTCATACTTTATTAGTGCAGGCCAGTTCGCCCGTTGATGGAGCGGATCATACGGAAGATGGAAATTATCCTGTTATCAAATTTACAGGATCCTCTGGGGATCCTACCGTTACCATTAGTCCGAATACGGCTAATACATCTTATATCTTTATTAATGGGACTGGGAATACCATTACCTTTACTCAAGGATCAGGTGGAAATGTTTCATTACAAAATGGAAAAGCAGCTCAATTTTATTTTGATGGTGCAGGTTCTGGAGCGGAAGCGGTTAGAGGATTAGATAATTTAGAAATTGCTACTTTAGAATGTACAGGAAATGCTGCGGTTGATGGAACTTTAACGGTTACTGGAGCAACAACTTTAAGTACGGTTTTAGGAGTTGCAAGTGGTGGTACAGGTTTAACCTCCTTTACTGCTGGTGATTTAATGTATGCAACAGCTTCAACTACTATTGCTAAATTAGGAATTGGAACGGCAGGCCAGTTTCTTAAAACCAATACGGGAGCTAGCGCACCCGAGTGGTCAACAGAAACAGATTTATGTCCTGTGGGATCCATTATTATGTATGGAGCCGCAGCGGCACCAACCAATTGGTTATTATGTGATGGCTCAGCTGTGAGTCGAACAACTTATGCAGATTTATTTTCCGCGATTAGTACTTCTTATGGAAGTGGGGATGGTTCTACAACTTTTAATGTTCCTAATTTACAAGGAGTATTTCCTATAGGTTATGATGGAGGAAGTAGCTATGCTATAGCAGGGAGTGGAGGAGCAACCACTGATACTCCAACATTGAGCGGAACAAATGCAGGAACAACTTTAACTTCTGCCCAAATTCCTGCTCATACCCATGGAGGTGTGACAACTGGATGGCCTACTGGATCCTGGACCGGAGGAACGGGAGCTACTCAAACCGCTATCGATGCTTCAGGTTTAAGTGTGGCTAGTGGTTCAGTTAATTTATCTTTAGAAAATACAGGAGGAGGCAGTTCACATACACATACCTGGACTGGAACTTCATCCGCTGTAGATACAATCCCTCCTTATTTAGTTGTTAATTATATTATTAAAACTTAAGGAGTTTTATGCCTTTAATACAGGTACCTTTCAAACCCGGAATAGATAAACAGCTCACGGAAACGGGAGCTCAAGGACGTTGGATTGATTCGGACAATGTACGTTTTCGCTATGGACTTCCAGAAAAAATTGGAGGTTGGACTAAAGTTGTGACTAACGCATTGATTGGGGCTCCACGAGCTCAACAACCTTTCTCTTCTTTAGATTCAGAAAATTTTGATTTTATCGCTACCAATAAAAAGCAATATATTTATCAAAAAACAGATAACACAGTTAATGATGTAAGCCCACAAC